AATGCGTGCCCGCCCCCTAGGACCCGCCCTGCCAAGCGTAAAACGGGAGACGGGTCAGACCGTTTCGGCCCTTGAGGCTCTGGTCGGATGAGGGGCGGCCACGCGCATTCCGGCCCACCGCCCGACCCCGATGCCCTGCGTGGGAACAAGGGTCGTGGCGACTGGGTCCACCTGCCCGCCGCTGGGCGACCGGACCCCGCGCCGGGGTGGCCGCTCACCCGGCAGACCGCCCGCGAGTTGGAACACTGGGTCCGCGAATGGGCACGCCCGCAGGCGCTCGTGTGGGAACAGCTCGGCTTGGCCGTCGAGGTCGCGATGTATTGCCGGACGCTGACCGCCGCCGAGAGGCCGAGCGCGGCGACCAACATCCGAACGCTCGTCAAGCAGCAGCAGGAAGTCCTTGGGCTGTCCATTCCCGGTCTCGCCCGCAACCGCTGGATCATCGACACGGAGTCAGTCGCCACGACGCGCGCCCCTGGCGACCGCTCAAGTTCCAAGGCGCGGCTTACCAGCCTCGACGGTGGCGCGGCATGACCTTGGCCGAGGGCACCCGGACCGTGGCACGTGAGGCGCAGACGATGTTCGTGGCCCTTGACTGGATTGCGGCGCATTGCGTGGTACCCGATGGGTTCCGCAAGGGCCAGTCGTTCCGCCTGTACGACTACCAGCTCCAGTATCTCGGTGCGTTCTACCGGGTGAAGGGCGACGCCGAGTGGGTTCCCGCTAACCCGGTGCTCGCCCCGGCTTTCGTGTACCGACGCGGGCTCATGGTCGGGCCGCAGAAGATCGGTAAGAACCCGATGGTGGCCGCGCAGATCACGCTCGAAGGCGTCGGCCCTGCGCTGTTCGGCGGATGGTCCGGTAAGGATGAGGGCTACGTCTGCGCGGACCATGGCTGCCGGTGCGGCTGGGAGTACGCATACGAGGAAGGCGAGCCGCGCGGGATGCGCTGGGCCACGCCGCTCATCCAGATCACCGCCTTCTCTGAGGACTCCACCGAGAACACGTACGACGCGCTCCGTCCGATGATCGAGGAAGGTCCCTTGACCGACCTCATCCCCAAGACCGGCGAGGAGTTCATCCGGCTTCCGGGCGGCGGGCGGATCGACACGGTCACATCATCGAACCAGTCCCGCCTCGGTCAGCGCGTGACGTTCGTGCCGCAAGACGAACTCGGGTTGTGGACCGCGGCAAACAAGATGGTGAAGCTCGCCGACACGCAGTACCGGAACCTATCGGGGATGGGCGGTCGCGCGTCGCTGACATCGAACGCTTGGGACCCCGCCGAGCATTCGGTGGCGCAGCTCCAGCACGACTCGGCCGCGCTCGACATCCATCGCCAGTTCGTGGAGCCGCCCAAGAGCCTGAGCTACGCGAACAAGGCCGACCGACGCAAGATTCATCGGATCGTCTACCCGGCCGACGTCCTACGCGAGAACGGCGGGCACCTTGACCTCGACGCGATCGAAGCCGAGGCCGCCGACCTCGCCGAGCGCGACCCCAACCAGGCCGCTCGCTTCTACGGCAACATCGCCGTGGCGGGCGCTGGCACCGCGATCGACCCCGAGAAGTGGGCGGACCGCAAGCGGACCCGCCCACTGGTGGCCGGCGAATACATCGCGCTCGGGTTCGACGGTTCCATCTCGAACGACTCGACCGTCCTGCGCGCCTGCACCCGCGACGGGTTCGGGTTCTCGCTCCCCGGCTGGGCGTGGATCCGTCCGATCGGGCCGGCGATGGCGAAGTGGCAGCGCGAACACCCAGGCCAAACGTGGGAGGTCCCGCGCGCCGAGGCCGAGGCCGCGGTAGCGGAGGCGTTCGCCACCTACACCGTCGGGCGGATGAACTGCGACCCCGCCTACTGGCGTGACGAGATCACGAAGTGGGCGACCCTGTATGGCGAGGAAGTCGTGCTGGCGTTCAACACCAACTCCAGTCAGCGCATGGCTCCCGCGTTCGACCGCTGGAAGTCCGCGGTCCTCACCGGCGCTCACACGCACGACGACGATCCGGTTGTGACGGCCCACGTCGAGGCGCTGCACCAACGCAAGGCGCGCGACCAGTCGCCCGACGACGACGGCCGGACGCCGCTGGTTCCGGTCAAGGGCGACGACCGCCGCAAGATCGACGGTGCACTCGCCGACATCCTCGCCTACGAAGCGGCCATGACCATGCCGCCCGCCCCGGTCGCGATGGTCCCGATGGTGGCTTGGGCATGAAGCTCGCCGTCGCCCTCGTCCTCGCCGTTATTCTCGGCGCTGTGCTGCTAATCGCGGGTATTGGGTTGGTATATCCACCCGCTGCGCTTATTGCCTCTGGTTTGTTGCTGATGATTGCGGCCTACTACGGACTGACTCGTGACATCGGAGCCACCCGGTGAGACTGATCGACACGCTGCTCCCGGCGCGGGCGCAGTACCCCTATAACGACCTGTTCAATACGTTCAACTTCAACGGGACCCAGTACCCGATGGGTCTGACCCAGACCTTGCAGGGCACGCGCGAGGAGATCGACGGCTCGTTCGCCGGGATCGTGGGCGGCGCCTACGCGGGCAACGGCGTCGTGTTCGCCTGTGAGCTCGCCCGGTTCATGCTGTTCTCCGAAGCCCGCTTCATGTACCAGCGCCTGCGTGCGGGCGTGCCCGGCGACCTGTTCAGCACCCGTGACCTTGACGTGCTTGAGCACCCGTGGCCGGGCGGCACCACCGGCGACCTGCTGACCTCCGCCTTGCTCGACGCCGACCTGGCTGGCAATGCGTTCATCGCGCGCCGCGACAAGGAGAGGAACCGACTTCGGCGGCTGCGCCCGGACTGGATGACCATCGTCCTCGGGTCGGAGCGTGACGACAAGGTCGAAGCGGGCGACATCGACGCCGAGCTGGTCGGCTACATCTACCATCCCGGCGGCAAATACTCGGGCCGCGAGCCGGTCTTTCTCCAGCCGACCGAGGTCGCGCACTTCCGCCCGGTACCCGACCCGCTGGCGAGCTACCGCGGGATGTCGTGGCTGTCGCCGATCCTGCGCGAAGTCGAGTCGGACAGTGCGGCCACCGGGCACAAGCTGAAGTTCTTTGAGAACGGCGCGACACCAAACCTCGTGGTGTCGCTCGACAAGGCCGTCCTGCCCGAGCAGTTCAAGAGCTACGTGCAACTGTTCAAGGACCAGGAGCCGGTCGGGCTGGACGTTTACAAGACGCTCTATCTCGGCGGCGGCGCGGATGCCAGGGTCGTCGGGTCCGACCTCAAGCAGATTGACTTCAAGACCGTGCAGGGCGCGGGTGAGACGCGCATCGCTGCCGCTGCCGGTGTCCCGCCGATCATCGTCGGGCTGTCCGAGGGATTGCAAGCCGCCACGTATTCCAACTACGGGCAGGCCCGCAGGCGCTTCGCGGACGGAACCATCCGACCCCTGTGGCGCAACTTCGCGGGGTCGCTCCAGACGATCATCCCGACGCCCGCGGATGCGCGGCTCTGGTACGACGACGCGGACATCTCCTTCCTACAGGAAGACCAGAAGGACGATGCGGAGATCAAGGGCCGCGAGGCGCAGACCATCCGCACCCTGGTGGACTCCGGGTACGAGCCCGAGACCGTCATCGCAGCCGTCCTCAATGGCGACTGGACTCGGCTCAAGCATTCCGGCCTCTACAGCGTTCAGCTCCAGCCACCGGGAACCACCCAGGCTCCCACCGTCCCCACGATCGCGGTTCCCGGATGAACGACTGACAGACAACTCCCCACCGGCCTGAGATGCGAGTGCTGGCCGGATCGGGTTCCTCCCCTACTCGCGGGAGACCAAACCAGTGAATGACGAAGACGAACTCCCCCCCGCCAAGCTGCCATTCCCCATCACGCGAACGATGCCCGAGCCGGTCGAACTGCGGGCCGAAGGCGACACCCCCGCGATGCTCCGCGGTCGGTTCACGACCTTTGATGACCCGTACGAGGTCAACAGTCACATCGAGGGTCACTTCATCGAGCGCATCGCGCCCGGCGCGTTCGATCGGACCGTGGTCGAGTCGCGCAAGAACATCAAGGTGCTGTTCAACCACGGCCAAGACCCCACGATGGGCGATCAGATCCTCGGCTCGATCGAGGAACTGCGGAGCGACGCGCACTTCACGGTAGACCCGTTTGACGGCATCCCGCCGCTCATCCGTTCCGGCCTTGAGCGCGGAGCGTACGGGGCGTCGCATCGGTTCTCCGTCATCGCTGACGAGTGGACGAAGACGCCCGAGAAGACCGATGCGAACCCGGACGGCATCCCCGAGCGGACGATCACCGAGGCCCGGCTGTACGAGTTCGGCCCGGTCACGTTCCCGGCCAACCCGAACGCCACGGCGGGCATCCGCTCCACCACCGACGACTTCTATCAGCAGGGCGACTACGCGTCCGTCCTGCGTTCAGCACAGGCAGCACGTACCCCGGCTCCGTCCGGGGGCGACGGGTCGCCGCAGACGGACGCCGGGCTTCCCCGGTCGCCGGAGTCGGACGCTCGAAAGCACGTCGACCCAACCCCAACACCACAGGAGCTAACGATCATGGAATACATCAGCCGCGACGAGAAGGCATCCCGAGTCACCGAGCTTGAGTCCGCCATCTCCACCCGCGCCGTCGAGTATCCGGGCGTGTTCCCGGCAGATATCCAGGCCGCAGACGAGGCCGAGAACGAGGAGTGGAACCAGCTCGTGCTGGACATCGCCGCGTGGGACGCTCGTCAGGAGCGCATCCGCTCGTTCAGCACCATCCCGGCCAAGACCGTGGCCGGTTCAGCCCCGGCGTTCGTGAAGACCCCGAACATCGAGGACATCCACGACATCACCAAGATCCGCGCCGAGACGCGCAGCCGTGAAGAGTACGACACGAAGGTCCGCGAGTACGCGCTCCGCTCGATCGACTCGGCCCGACTGCCCAGCAGCGCGAATACCGATGCCCTCGTGGACCTCATCGCACACCGCGACGCTGGCGAGGATGGCGAGGGCGAGATGGCCCAGCGCATCCTCCTGACGGGTTCACCTGCTTACAAGCGGGCGTTCGCCAAGTACCTTCGTGGCGAGAAGGATCTGTGGTCGCCCGAGGAGCAGCGTGCTGCCGCCCTCGCCGTGACCGGCACGACCACGACCGGCGGCTTCGCCGTGCCGTACATCTTCGATCCGACGATGCTGCACATCGGTGTCTACACGGCGATGAACCCGTACCGGTCCGCGTGCCGCGTCGAGACCATCACCAACGGCAACAACTGGCGCACCGTCACGGTGGGCGCGGTCACGTCCGCGTATGTCGCCGAGGCCGCGGCAGCCACCGAGCAGGGGCCGACCTTCGGTCAGCCCACGTACACGGTCCAGCGGGCGCACGCCTTCGCGACCGTGTCCATCGAGACCCTCGGGGACCGCCCGGACATTTCGTCCGAGCTGGCGTCGGTCTTCGCTGAGTCGAAGGCGACCCTGGAGGAGGACAAGTTCACCCTCGGCGTTGGCACGACGGTCTTCCCGTTCGGGATGTTCACCACCCTCGCCTATACCAATAAGGACACCGCGACCAACGATGTCACGGCCATCGCTGACATCGTGGCCCTCGAAGGTGACCTCCCGCTCCGGCACCGGGCCAACGGCGCGTTCTTCATGAGCCGGTCGACGATCCGGCAGCTCCAGGCGCTGGACACCACGTTCCGCTTCTTCAGCGGCGCGGGCATCCAGTACGCCGGCGACAGCAACCCGAGCCACGGCACCGGCAACACCGGCCTCCAGCTGCTTGGCTATCCGGTCTGGGAGGTCCCGTCTGCGGTGTCCACCCTGACCACCGACGGCGCGATCATCGTGGTCTTCGCGGACCCGAAGTCTTACGTGATCGTCGACCGGCTCGGGATGAACGTCGAGGTCATCCCGCACATCCTCAACGGAGCGACCCCGTCGCTCCCCACGGGCGAGCGCGGCATCTACGCCTACTGGCGTAACACCGCCAAGCCGATCAACGCGGACGCCGGACGCTCACTCTCCGTCCAGTAATCCCCAGGACCGGCAGGGCTGCCCCTTCACCCTGCCGGTCCGCCCCATCCCGGAGGCCAACACCGATGGCGAACACCACCACCGAAACCCTCGTCGCCCTGGAGTCGTTCATCGGGCGCGTCGGGGATGAGGAGCGCATCTTCCGGGCGGGCGACAACGTCCGCTCGACCGATCCCGCAGTCAAGAAGTGGCCGGACAAGTTCCGAGCCGCGACCTACCCGAACGAGCCGCGCGTGGAGCAGGCGACCGCCGCTCCGGGTGAGTCGCGTGGCTGACTCGTACAGCAACTACACCAACCTCGCTGCCACTACGGCGGCGGTCACGAACCGCTTCGTCACAACGACCGACCACAAGGTCGGCGCATACACGGTCGCCAACGCCTCCCCGGTTTGGACGGGCGGATGCCACGTCACCGTGACCAGCACGCAGGTCGGCGGGGTCGATGACACCCTCGGGACCGTCGTCGTCGTCGGGACGGACCTTGCCGGCGCGGCACTCACCGAGACGCTGACGCCGGCCAACGGATCCACCGTCGAAGGTACGGCCATCTTCCGTACCGTCATCTCGGTCACGGGCGCGGGATGGGTCATCAACACCGGCAATGACACCCTCGTGGTCGGCTGTGCGGCCGGCTCGTACGTGTCCGGCTCGGGCGGCATCCTCGGCGCGGTCATCGTCGGCACCACCGCCGCAGCGACCATCGTCATTTCGGACAGCCAGGGAACCATCGCGACGCTCAAGTCGAGCATCGCGGAGGGAACCTATCCGTTCAGCCTCGCGTATTCCGGCTATCTCAAGGTCGCCACGACCTCGACTAACAACGTGACCGTGACCCACACGGGCACCATCCCACGCTTCGCGACCGCATGATCGTCTGCGGCTGGTGCGGCGGCTCCACCCCGGCAGGGCGCTGCGTCTCGTGTGGACGCGACGCCGCTCTGCCGTGGCTTCAGCGAGCTGCCGCACCTCCCGCGGTCGATGCCGCAGCCACCTATCGCAAGCGACTCTCCGACGCCAGGCGTGATCTGGAGGCGCGCGGCCTAGACGCGACCATCGAACGTATCGCCGAAGCGCTGGACGTGTCGCCCCGGACTGTCCGCAGATGGCAGCAGTTGGCCGCCTCGTGACCTATCAATGCCCCGCCGCAAGTCTGAGGATGCAGTAGATGGCAACGGCGATCGGAGCCTACGCAACGACCGCGCTGGTCAAGGCGCGGCTCTTCGCCGCGGGCGTCACCGACACGGCTGACGACACCCTCATCGGGACCATCTGCGATCAGGTCAATCAGTTCATCGAGAGTCCGCAAGGGACCGGCCGCATCATCGCTCCGGTCACCTCGGGCGACTTCCTCATCGACGGCACGGGCTGGCCGCACTTCTACTTCCCGCGCGGCATCCGAACCGTGACCGCGCTGACGTTCGCTGACCTAACGGGCGGGGCCAAGACCACTGCCGGGACCGAGAACACGGACTGGTTCCTCCGGCCCCTCGCCCAGGACCGCGCGCCGGGCTGGCCCGCCATGTGGGTCCACCTGAGCGACCGCGCGTCCCGGCGTTACTTCCCGCCGGGATATGCCACGATCAGCATGACCGCGACGACGGGCTGGGCGGCCATCCCCGATGACCTCATCGACGTGGCCCTGACCACGGCCACGCGGGCATGGCACGCGCGTCAGTCCGGGCAGGCAGACGTGGTCGGCAATGACGACACCGGGGCGCCCCTCGTGTCGCGGTTCGTGTCCGGTTTCCACTGGGCGACCCTCAAGGCGTACCGCGTCATCGTGCCGCCGGGCTGATGGATGCCCTCGTCATCGCCGAAGCATTGGCGGCACGCTACCGGACGGGCACACTCGCCCCGCCCACGGGCTATGGCGCTGTGCGCGTCGCCACTTCCAAGCTGCCGAACGCCATCCCTACGAGTCCGTGGGTCCTGGTGATGCTCCCGCAGGGCGAGATCATCTTCGATGGCGGCGGGGTATCGGCCGAACTGGAATACCACGTCCTGTTCCACTACGCCAAGCACACCGGAGACCTCGGGCGCGACATGGCGGGCATGTTGGCGTGGATCGGTCCGCTGCTCCTGGCGACGGCGGGGCAGACGAAGCTGGGCCTCGGTGTGACCGAACAGGTCAAGTCCGCCCTGCCCGGTGATTTCAAGCTCGCCGTGTTCACCTATGGCGGGCAGGAATACTACGGGTGGGACATCACCTGCACGGTCATCCTCCGGGATCTTGCTGTGACGTTGTCATGAGCGCCGATATCCAGTTGGTCGGACTTGAGGAGGTCCAGCGGCTCCTTGCCAAATACGACGAGAAGACGCTGAAGAGGACGCTCCGGAAAGCGTCGAGCGCATCGGCGAAGTACCTCAAGCCAAAGGTCCAGGCCGCGGCTCCGCGCCGGACGGGCAAGCTGCGGAAGTCGATCAGTGCGACCCAGGCCAAGCGCGATCGGCCCGCCGCAATCGTCAAGGCGCGGCCCAAGGTCGCCTTTTATCGGCACATGGTCATGGGCGGGACGAAGGCGCACCGGATCCGGTTCCCCGATCAGAAGGCGGCGGGCGTTTCCAAGGCCCTCGGGAACATCCAGCACCCAGGGTCCAAGGCGAACCCCTTCATGGAGCGCACCGCCGACCGCTATGGCGACGAGGCGATCAAGGTCGCCCACAAGATCATCCTGGAGGAGCTGTCCTGATGCCAACGAAAAAGGAAGCCGAGTTCGATATCCGTTCGGCCGAGCCCGTGGTGTTCTTCGTCGGGCCGGGGATCGTCCCTGATGCGCCCGCCGCCGACCTGTCAGCCAACGCACTGGCGCGGCTGGCATGGGTCAGGGCTGGGTCGAAGCGACCCGCGTCGCCCGACCACGTCTCGCAGGAAGCGATAGCCGCCATCCGTGACGAACTGACCGCCACGGGCAAGTACAGCACTGAGAGGAACCCATGAGCGAAGCCGTATACAACAGGGTCCAGCTCGGCCGGGAGACGACCGCGGGCACGTCCGTCGCCGCCACCACCGTATTCCCCGTCGACACCGGGTTCCTCGGCTTCGAGCTGGACCGCGCGTCCGAGACGCCGGATGAGGACTTCGGGAACTCCGACCGCGTTCAGAATAGGCGATCTTCGACCGGTCTCCGTGGCGCGACCGGCTCGCTTCCGTTCGTGTGCCGGTTCCAGGACATCATGCACATGTTCGAGATGCACGTCGCCGGAAGCGTCACGCCGAGCGGGTCGGGGCCGTACGTCTATACTTACACCTTCGACTCGACGTCGGACACCCTCAAGCCCTACACGTTGGAGTACGGCGACATCAACTCGACAGAGGACGAGTTCGAGGCGGCTGGTGTCATCGCCAGCGACCTCGACATCGGCTTCGATGCGCTGTCCGCTCCCGGCAACTCGATGTGGACCGGAAACGCCGGTCTGCTCGCGCTCAATCGCGTTCCGGCTGCCTTGACCGGATCACTGGCGGCCCCCACGGCGCTGGAGACGATGGAAGGTCACAAGACCATCCTCTCGTACGGCTCGACCTCTACGGCCTTCGGGTCGCTAACGGCGCTTACCTCATCGCTCAAGGCGTTCAGGTTGACGTCGGCCATCAACGCGGTCCGTCGGGCCTACGGGGGCGCGTCCGATATCGCCTCGGGCTACGGGCGCTCAGCCAAGGGCGAGGTCTCGTTCGAGGCCATGCTGAAGATCAGCGCGACGACCGACACGAACATCCTCGACATCTTCGAAGTCGCGGGTTCCACCCCGACGGAGCAGCGGTGGCGCATCGCCGTCGACGGCGAGGGCAACAACGGGATGACCCTCGACCAGCGGGTTGTCTTCCGCACCGTCAACCTCGGCGACCACGATGGCGAGCGGCTGTACCAGGTCAACGGTGAGTTCGTCCGTGACGCCACACTCGGCGGGCGCGGGCAGATCATCCTGACCAACGACATCGCGAGTGTCCCGTGAGCCGGTTCGCCAACAAGCGCTCGACCGCTCGACTCGTCCTTGCGGGGGGTTGTCAGTGTCCTGACTCCCCGCATGACGAGGACTGGATCGACCTGCGGACCGAGCTTGGGACGGCGGACGTGGTCGCCATGTCCGACGGTAACTCCATCGACACCCTTGAGCGGCTCGTCGTGGACTGGAACCTGCGCGACCCTGATGGCAGAGAAGCGCCGGTCGACCGTGAGCACATCGGCGACCTGTTCGCCGATGCGTTCAGTCAGCTTGATGGGTGGATCGAGCAGAACGTCAAGGTCGCGACACTCCCTAAAGCATCCGGCGGTCCCTCGCGGAATGGTTCACGGGCGACCGCATCATCCAGCCGTGGGCGACGGACGGGCCGCTAGTTTATGACTCCCTCCTCGCTATCCGAGGATGGGGTCCGCACGACCTGGAGACGGCCAGTCCGCAACTGCGCGAGGCCGCCCACGCCGCGCTGTTCGCCGAGCGGGTCGGCCCGCTGCTCGTTCAGGCCGAAGAGGTCTTGGCGATGCCGCTGACTGGCCTGGACCCCCAGGACGCGCGCCGCGTCAACCTCGCGCAGAACGAAGCGAGGACTTACCGGGCGGAACTTTGGGATGCCCTCGGCATGAACGACGATGTCTGAAGCCGAACTCAGCATCCTCGTTCGAGCCAAGGGCGCTGCTCAGGCCGCGCGCGATATCGGCAAGGTCGACAGCAGCATCGGCCGGCTGTCGGCACACGCCTCGCGTGGAGTCAAGACCGCCGCGTCCAACATCGCGCGGATCGGCGTCTTCGCCGTTGTCGCCGCCGCTACCGTCGCGGCGGGCGCCGTCGCCGTGGGCATCCGGTCACTTGGAGACCTTGCCCGCGCCTCGGCGCAGACCAAGGCCGTTATCAAGTCTACGGGCGGAGCTGCCGGTCAGACCGCCGCGTCGATCCGAACGCTCGCGGAGTCCCTCGAAAACCTATCGACCGTCGATGACAAGGTCATCCAGGACGGCGCGAACATGCTCCTGACGTTCACCGGGATCAGTAAGGACGTATTCCCGGCCGCGACCAAGGCCGCGCTGGACATGGCCGTTGCGATGGCGGCCGGCAACGTCGAGAACGTCGACATGAAGACGTCCTCCATCGCGCTCGGTAAGGCGCTGAACGATCCGGTTCGTGGCATCACTGCCCTCCGACGGGTCGGCGTCCAGTTCACCAAAGAACAAGAGAAGCAGATCAAGACGCTCGTCAAGTCGGGCGACGTCATGGGCGCGCAGAAGATCATCCTCGCCGAACTGAACAAGGAATTCGGGAACGCAGCCGAGGCAGCCGGCACCGGCCCGGAGGCCGTGTGGCGCAGGCTCCAGGATGTCGGGGAGGATCTGTCGCAAGTGATCGCCCGTGGTCTGCTCCCCGTGCTCGAACGGGCCGGAAAGTTCTTGTCTGAGAAGCTTGCCGACCCGAGCGTGGTCGCCACTATCGATGAGATCGGGCGGGCGCTCGGCGACGCGGCCGGCGGCCTGATGGACTTCATCGAGACCGTCGACTTCAAGGCCATCGCCGATGGCCTGCGCATCGCGGCTGGCGCAGCCGAGGGCATCGTCTCGGCATTCATGTCGATGCCCGACTGGGTCAAGACGGCCGTCATCGGTGGCTGGGGCCTGAACAAGCTGACCGGCGGCGCGCTCGGCGGCATCGTCGGCGAGCTCGGCAAGGGTCTCATCAAGGGCGTGCTCGGCATGAACGCGGGCGTCGTCAACATCAACGCCGGCGTCGTGAACGGTGGCGGGCTGCCCGGCGGCGTGGGCGGGACCGCCGCGGGCGCTGGCGCTGGCGGACTCACCGCCGGAGGCATCGCCGCGGGTGCCGGCGCGCTGGTCGTCACGGCCGCGTCCGCTGCGGTCATCGGCACGGCGATCGCTGGCGCGATGTTCGGCAAAGAAAACGCGTCGTTCGCGAGCAAGGGCCTGACGGCGGCTGAGGTCGCGGCGGTCCGCTACTACCGGGCCAGTGCCAGCGACCAGTCCACCATCGCGAAGCGCATCGGACAGGTGCCGACGAAGGCCGATTACAACGCGGCCCTGGTGAAGCTCGGCGGATTTGAGGCCAACCGCAAGACCGACGCGGCCTCGTCCCTAGCGAACCAGCGCAAGGGCGAGCAGACCAACAGCGCTGGCCAGCGCACGACCGACGCGGCCATCGCCGCCCTGACCGGCGGCACGGCCGCTGGCCTCGCCTCGACCGCGCTCGCCATCCAGCGCGCCGGCGAGCGGACGGCAGGCGCCATCGACCGCAAGGACCTGTCGGTCAAGGTCAACCCGACGTTCGTGAGCAACGTGTCCGTGGCCATCACCGCGGCCAGCATCAAGGCCAAGCAGTCCTATTCGCAGCGCGCCGGGAAGGCCAACGGGTCCTACGGCGGCAACTACGACCCCCGCCGCTGATGGCGATCCACTACTGGCTGCGTGACGCCACCGGGACCGTGGTCGAGGTCGCCGGTCGCATCCGCGCGCTCACCGAGGACGACAGCGTCAACGCCGAGGAAGGGTCGGTCGGGATGTTCCGCGTCGAAATCGATGACCCGGACGGCACCTACCGCGTCGGCGGGCATCGGCTGTTCTACGTCACCGAGGACACGGCCGACCCGATGGACCAGATCCTCGCCCTCGGCTACACGCAGGAGCGGGTCATCTCGCGCGGCGACCTGGTCGAGGGCTACGGCACCAGCGGGCGCGTCATCGCGGTCGACGTGGCAGACGCGAATACCATCCTCTCGCGGCGGGTGATGACCGGCAGCGACGCCAACCGGCCGGCAGAGACGGATGTCGCGCGGGTGCGCTGGCTGGTGATGACCAACGAGGCGTCGCTGATCGTCGACAGCCGCTACCTTGACGACTCCGGTCCCAAGAACATGGACGCGGCCGACTACCGCGGGCAGATGCTGATGAACGTCCTGGAGGATTGCGCCGAGGCGAGCGACAAGAACTACGGGGTGACGTGGTTCCAGACGGGCAGCGACCCGCATACCCAGACCGCCGTCAGTTTCTTCTACCTGTTCTCCGGCGACGACATCTGGGACTCGACCGCGCGCCTCACCAATGTCGGGGCCGAGGTGGACGACGCGACCACCTTCGTCGTCGCGACGGCCGATCTTACCCAGAGCCCGATGCGCGTCTTCTCGGGCATCTACGCCAACGGCGACGGCATCACGGACTACGACCAGCTCCTGTCCACCGCCACGGCCTTCGCTCGGCGCGACACGATCATGTCGTTCCCCAACGTCAAGTCCGCGGCCAAGCTGCAGACCCGCATCACCCGGATGCTGGCATCGCTGGCGACCGAGGAGTACCGGGTCGCCATCACGTTCTTCATGCGTCCCGCGGACGTCAATCGGGTCCGACCGGGGATGCGCGTCCAGGTGAAGTTCTCGCACCTGCCGGAGCTTGGCTCGGGCTACGTCTGGGTTCGGATGCTCACCCGCCAGGTCACGATGGGCGAGGACACCGGCTTCGCGTTCTACCGGGTGTCGGGCGTGTTCAGCGCGGAGGTGCCATCCCTCTGCGCTGGCGGCACGTACCCCGAGACGGCGGCCGGGACGTACGGGGCACTGAACTCGCCGGGTCTGACCAACGGCGTCGTCTACTACTGCTCGGCCGGTGGCTTCTATCCCGAGGTGCCGACGCCATCCCACCAGCGCGGATGGAACTTCATGTCGTGGGGCTCGGGCGGCTCCCCCGACTATGGCGAAACGGCGTACTGGGGTGCCGCGTCTCAACAGGTGCGGCTGATCGTCGTCGGCGACGGGACGCTGACGTTCACGATGGTCTCGACCGGCGGCGCGCAGTCCTACGATTGGGCTCTTGTTCACGGCCCCGATGCGGGTCCCACTACAGACTCGTCCGGCACCGGCAACGCCGGTACTCCGGTCGTCGTGCCGGTGTCG